TTTTCGTTATGACTATACTGGTGGTTTAGAAGCAGGTATAGATATGGATAATGATATCATCTATGCTTCTACCCAGACTTTAACAAATGGAGTAGGAAGCAATGTATTTACGGTAAGATTGGTAGATAGAGTAGACAAAGATGGTCTTACTTGGGACAAAAAGATTCGCTCTCGTGATTTAATCCTCATAACTATGATGAGACCAGGCATAGATAAGGCTATGACCCCTGTTATGTTTGGAGTAATAAAAAGTGTTAAAAAGCACGTTAAAGTATCAGGTGGACAAGATGGTAAAAATCCTAAAGTAGAAAGGTATATAGAAGTAGCAGGTAGTGATTTAACTACCCTTTTAGCTGAGCAATATATCTTCTTTAATCAAAACTATTTAGGAGCTATAGATACCATTAAAAATAAATTAGGTAGTAGTGCTCCAGGAGCTATCCATTACGGGTTTTTATTTGCTGAACTTATTAATTCAAAAGATGAATCCAAAAGGTTGGAAACTTTAATTAGAGAGCCTCACGAATTTATCAGAGATTATTTAGAGAATTACTGTGCCTACGATTACCAATATACTAATATTCCTTATTTCGGAAGACCTCTTTCTGATTTCCTAAAGTTTAATCCTAACAGCAGTTCTTTTACTCTCAATGGTGAAAAATTAAAAGTCTATGGACTTAACTATATGACTTTTACTGGGTCAGGAGCGAGTTTTATTAATCAAGTGCTACAAAAACCTTTCAATGAAATCATAATAGATTATGGAACTAGTAATAGACCAGATGGAGCAGTATGTAATTTAACCGTTCGACCATCTCCTTTCTTTTACCAATTCTCCAATGCTGACGTAGCAGATACTAATAAAATTACTAAGCTACCTCCTGAAGCTGGTAACCTCTTACAATCTCTCTATACTCATACAATTTATGATGAAGATGTTAATGAAGAAGAAATTATGGTATCTGATGATGGAGCTCATAATATCTTTTTAGTAGATAAGGCTTCTCCTGGAGCTTGGGCTTTAGACCCCTCTCTCCATACCAAACCTGCTTTTGATATCAATAATATTAGAAGATATGGAACTAGAGCTACAGTTATGAGTTTTGATTATCTCCCCTCCCCTGCAGGAGACAATGAAGAGCAGTTAAAAGATTCTACTAATAAGATAGTAAGTTATGCCAATGGATTATCAGAAGTTCTCCGTCAGTGGTTTATTAAACAACCTGAATACTATCAGGGAGAGATAACTATTAAAGGAAGAGCAGGTATTAGGATAGGAGAACGACTTATCTATTACTCTGATGAGAGAAATGAAACGTTAGAGTTTTACATTCACGGAGTAAGACATACTTTTATTAACTTTGGAAATTTCCTTACTACCCTATCTGTATCTCGAGGACGAGTAATTGGAAAGGTTAGGTAAGATGATTAAACCAGATAATGGTATACAAAATAAACAGAAAATACCTGCCTACCTACAAACAGGGGGAGTATATCTAGGACGAGTAGTTAGAGTTTATCCTATGGATTACTCGGTAGATGCTTTCTTATTAAAGACTGGGGAATTACCTGCTTTAGGATTTATTCCACAAGACCCTAAGAATGCTCCCCTACTCCGTATCCCAGTTATGACTCCTATGGCAGGAGCAGTTCCTACTGAAAATTGGTTCTCCGATAAAACTCAATATGGAAAGACTATAGGTAATCCTTTAACTGGTTATGGAGAAGTAAAGCTTCCTAAAGTAGGAGATTATGTTCTCATTGTCTTTTTAGAAGGTGATTATGCTTGTCCTGTAGTTATTGGTTGTCTACATCCTGCTTCTCGATTTCTTAATGTTACTGGTAATGTCCCTACAGGAAAAGAACAAAGTAACAATGGAGTAGGAGCTGAGGAGGATAGATACTTAACTGTTTATCCTTCTATGGTGTGGAAGAAAATCAATAAAGATGGAGAAGTAGAAATCTCTTTTCCTGTAGGAAAGTCTATATCAGAAAAGGAAGGCTTTTATCTTAAAGTAGGAAAAATTGATGCTTCCCACGAAGCAATGAATATGAATGCCTCTGCTCTAAACATAAAAGAAAAATTAACTACGCTAAAAGAAGCTCTTCCTTTAAAAGATTTACCTGTAGTTCAGCAAGCTTTAGCAGATATTAGAGCAGGAACAAAAACAGTAGCAGAAGCAGCTGAAGAACTCCGAGCAGATAAAGAAGTGCAAAAAATATTAACAGGAGATCCTCATACTGAAGATGACTATACAGGTCCAGGATGTTGCTGTGGTGCTAGTGATAACTCAGGATGCTCTTGTGGTGCTAATTGGGTAACTTGTCCTAACTGTCATACTTCTAATAGTTGTTCTCCCTGCAGTTCATCAACTATCTGTTCTAATTGTGGAACTACTATTCCTTGTTAATAGGAGATAATTATGGCTGAAGAACTTAAACAACCTCTTAATATATCGTTAGAAGACCTTCTCAATCTCTTTTTAGAAGTTCCTGATTTAGAAACTAAGGTAGATAAATTATCTGAAGAGGTAGATAATATAATTAATAATCTGAACTCTTCCTTAGATGATAGAGGCTGTAACTCTTTCCAAAATATCCTTAGAGCTTTAGATACATCTCTAGCTGAGTTTGATAGTATAGGTGATAATGTATTAACTAAAATACCTTTCTTACGAAGCATAAAAGATTTATTTGAGTCTATAGGAAATAACTCTATTAACCTTCTGTCTGTCTTTTCTGGTCTTATTCCCAGCAGTATTAGAAGCATAATAAATGAAGTAGGAGGTTATGCTGGAGCTATATCTAATATAGTGCACTTTGTTACTACTTTTAATCCTACTGACTTTGCTAAATTCTTTGCTTCTACTCTACTTCAATCAGTATTTGGAGGATTAATAGGTGGTAGTGGAATCAATTTAGCAGGAATGGTTCTGGGAATAGTAAATGGAAAACTCAATTTATCCTCTTTAGCTTCTAACTTTTTACCTAATACAGAAAGCGGAATTCTAAATGACTTTACCTGTAGTAAAGTTGGGGGTCTAGGTAAATGTGGGTGCTCAGCGGTTCAACCTATGAAACCTATCCCTGGAGGTTTTGAAACTCCTGATTCAATAGATTTATCAGAAATGCATATTCGTTTTAAAACTAAAGAAGACGAAATATCTTGTAATAACTATCATAATCCAAAGGTCGATTCTAATGGCTAGCAAAGAAAGCTTCATTGATTACTTAAAACCCTATGCTCAAGCAATGGAAACTAAATATGGTATAGACTGGAGAGTTATTATAGCTCAAGCAGCTCAGGAAACTGGTTGGGGAGAACACCCCCACGGTTATAACTTATGGGGTATGAGGTTTACAGGACCAGCAGGAGAAGAAAATGGTTATGCTTTATTTAATGACCAGTGGGAAGCTATAGAAAGTTATATCTATAATCTAAAAAAGAATCACCCTACTGCTTGGGAAGTTAGAGACAACTGGGCTCAATTCATTGTGGAAATTCAAAATCCCAACTATCCTAATACAGGATCTTGGGCAGAAGATCCTAATTATACCAATGCTCTATACAGTATTATGGTAACTAACTTATTAGCCGAACCTACTAGTATTGATACAGGTATTCCTTTTCCTGAGCAATATACCCCCACTACCTATATTAGTGAACAATCTATTCAAGACCGTGAAGGAGCTGCTATATCTGAACTTCCTTACTATGTAAAGCTTCAACACGTCAACGATGATAGGCAACCTACAGGAGCTACTACTTTTAAGATTACTCCTGATTCTCAAGTATTGTTACTTCGAGAGAAACTCATTAGAGTTCAGGAAGATGAGAATGCTACTCCTGAAAATTATTCTAATTTATACAATGATATAGATGCTAAGAAGTATCATATTAAAGTTAAAAAGACTGTTACTAAAGTAGAAAAAGCAGGTTCTTTTCAACTTCAACTAGATGGAGTGCTAATTGAACAGCATAATAATGGTGCACAATCTCCTTCTGCTCCTAAAATAAATAATCAGATTCAGCTTAAAGATGAGCAATTAGTTTTTACTCGAACTACAGAAAAACCTACAGGAACAGTAATAGAAAATATCATCTTAGCTGATGAACGGATTATATTAGAAGTAATTAAGAATAATAAAAAAGATAGAATAGAAATCCTCCCTGGAAAGATACTGCTAAAAGGTAATGATAACTCTTATATTCGAATTGAAGATGATGTAATTCAAGCTCAAAATAAAACTAAATCTCAGATTTGGATGAAACTAGATGAAATAGCAGTATCTAATCCTATAAATACCCACGTTTATCTACGGGGAGATATGGTAGAAATGAAGAATTCGTCAGGCTCTCAAGTGCTTATTAGTGGTAGTTTAGCTGAAGTAAAAAATAATGCTGGTTCTCAAGTAGTCTTAAATGGAGGAAGCCTGGCAGAAATGAAGAATAGTAACGGTTCTCAAGTAGTCTTAAATGGAGGAAATGCTCAACTAACTGCTCCAGGAAGTATTACTGTTCAAGCAGGAGGAACAGTAAATATTCAAGGAGCAACAGTTAGGATTAATTAAGGAGAAACATAATGGCTAATGCTTCCCGAGTGGGAGATAGTACTCGATGTATAGAATTAGGAGTCCCTATAATTAGACAAATTGCTCAAGGGTCTAGTAATGTTTTTATTGAAGGAAGTCCTGCTGCTCGATTAGGTGATGCTACTACTCATCCTTGTGTAGTAGCTGGTGGTTCAAGCTCTGTCTTTATCAATGGACGTCCTGCTGCTCGATTAGGTGATGGAGTATCTTGTGGTGGGGTAATAATTGGTGGAGCTACAACTGTATCTATTGGTGGCTGACGGTAGAATAATAAAGATATATTTCGATATTATAAATAGATAATTGACACGAGGGTCTCTTCTCCTCATTTTTTCTTCTACGTTAGGAGGATTGTTGTAAAATTTTATGGCTAAGCGTATGATGTTTAGACTCTCCACGGGTGAAGAATTTTTCTTCGCCCTTAATCCTCAAGAGTATACTGCTATTACCCCTGCCCGAGTTAATATTGTGCAAACTAAGGGAGGGGTATTTGCTGATAACTTCGGGGTTGGAGTAACAGCTATTAACATCAAAGGCATTGCTAAAAATAATTTTGTTAGGGATAAAGATGGTAATGTTAGAAATACTGCTCTAGATACTTTCAAAGAGTTAAGAGACAAAGTAGTATTAAATTATTTTGATGGTCAAATCCCTGGGCTTCCTCCTACCAAGACTATGGAATTTTATAACTTCACTGATGAAGATTATTATGAAGTTATTCCTATGCAGTTTTCTCTTACTCGTTCAGCAACTAAACCATTATTATATACTTATGAAATTAATTTAGTAGTAGTTAGAAGTCTACTTGATGCTGCAGCAAAAGAAAGAGATAGAGTAGAAGAATATCTTCAGCTCAGTGAAGAAAATAAAAATCTCTATCCTTTAAGTCCTACTCCCTCTAGCCAGATTGTAGATGCTATTATTAATCCAGACGAAGCAGGTTCATCTCCTACTCCAGCAGCTCCATCTTCTACTTCCCTACCTTTTATATTTAAATATGGAGATGAAGTTCTTCTGTTTAATATTCAGGAAATAGGAACTTTTGATATTGGAAATTATATCAAAGAACATACTGCTTCTTTTATTCCTAACCTAGCTTATATCTCTCCTGATTTAGCTAATTCCAAACCTACTGAAATGGGAGCAATACTCCAAAATCAATCTACTGGAGCAGTATTTATGGTTAATGGAGTAGATCCCACCCTTCCTCCTAATACTATAAGAATAGAAGTTCCTACAATTCAGAATACTGTTGACCAATATTTAGCTAGTTTAGATTCTGCTAATATAGACTATGGAATTCTCCCCATTCTTCAGCAGGCTTACAATGAGGAGAATGAAAATCCTAATCCTGAAGTAGCTAATAAGTTAAAGAATTCTACTATTAATCTCCTCTATCCTTTCGAAAAATTACGAACAGACTACTGGTTAAAGCTTCAATCTTCAGATGAAAATACCCCTGATCCCTTAGAACAACAGTTAGTCAATCAAGAGATAGAACGAATGGAGATTGTTAAAGATATCAATGAAGTTCAACAACAAACTAAACAAGCAGAAGAGATTCTCAAAGCTCTCAATACTGTATTAATTCCTGAGGAAGAGATTGGCACTTCTCTTAGTAGTTATGCCTCTTCTGAGTTATTCCGAACTATTCGTATGGCACAATTACAAGGAGAGCTAGGAGTAAACTTTGGAAAATATGGCACAATAATATTTTCCAGTCATCTCACTGATGCTCTACCTACTTTACAGAACCTCCCCAGTGATATTGCTCAGGAAAAGAAAATCCTCATTGGAACTTTAGAGCGAAAAGTTTATCCCACTATTGATAAACCACCTTCTTTAGATATTAATACTACTGAAGCTGAGGCTCTAGCTGCTTATGGACACGTATTGGGATTAGAAAGAGTAGTTACTGATGTATTATCAATGCCTCCTGGAGCTAGAGAAGAGGCAGAAGAGTTAGCTAAAGATATGCTTTATGAAAATGACTTAATCCTAGATAAAGATAAATCTTTAGAAGAGATTTATCAAGATTTAATTTCTCAAGGTATATTTACCGGAGGAACGGCATCAGCAGGACTAATTAATCATCTTCATCAAATGCAATTCCCAGGAGCGATAAGATAGTGCCTTCTTACGAAAACCCCCAAGTTAAATTCTATATCATCAAAGAGGGGGATACTTTAGAAAGTATTTGGCAGCAACATCCCTACCTATCTAGTTGGAAAGTATTAGCTGAATTTAATCATTTAGAATATCCCTACCTTGTATCCCCTGATACTGATACTGAAGAACCTGCTAGTGGTTATGTTATTTTCTCTACTAATCAAGTAGCTGCTGAAGATATAATTATACCTATTGGAACTTTAGTAGGCTGCACTTTAGATTCTCACATTTACCGCTATATTACTCAAGAAGAAGGAAAAATAACAGCTGGTCAGATAAACAGCAATCCCGTTCTCATAGCCGCTACTGAAACAGGTAAAGAATATAATCTTCCTGCTTCTACTATAAATACTATTTTTAATAATTCTAACCTTACAGTTACTAACCCCTCCTCTATTAGTGGGGGCTATAAACTGCAAGTTAAAAAGTATGGAGAAACTCTTTATATCCCCATAGAAGGCTCTCCAGAAGTTAGAGAAACTCCTGTAAACTTTGTTAATGCTTATGGTATTGATATCTATGCAGGAGATAATTTATCTACTGAATTTGGAATGTTAAAGAAAAGCACTAACCACGATTTACTTTTAGTAGCAGGATTAGATAACTTAAAGCAGGCTTTAGTTAGAAGAGTAACTACTGCAGAGGGAAGCTTATTAGGACATCCTGAATATGGTTCTCGATTCTATCAATATATAGGTAAAGCTATATCTTATCAAATTCCTGAACTATTAAAAATAGAAACTGCTCGCTGTCTAAAAGGAGATCCCCGAGTTAAAGATGTTTCTGATATAGAAGTTACTTTCTATGGGGAAGCTGCTCAGGTTACCTGCACTGTAACTACTTATACTGATGAAAATTTTGTCCTCCAGTTTAAGACCGATTAGGAGATAAGTATGCCATACAAAGCTAAAGTTTGGGAACAAATTGTTTTTAAGATGATTCTTTTTTATAAGTCAATTAGTAAAACCCTAACTGACTTCTCCATAGGCTCTACTATTCGCACTCTTTTTGAAGCAGTTGCTTTTGAAATTGAAGAATTATATGTTTCTATTAAAACAGCTATTGAAACTGCTATTCGAGAGAGTGTTTATTTAACTTTTGGCTTTGAACGAAGACCAGCCATTCGCTCTACCACTACTTTAATTATTACTCTTTTTACCCCTCACGAAGCTTTTATTATCCCTAAAGGAACTAGGTTTGCTACTTCAGAAGGTATAACTTTTGCTACCGTTAATGATGTAAGTATAGATGCTGCCGATACTACAAAAGATTTACTAGTAATGTGCACCACTGCAGGGAGTGTGGGTAATGTAGCAGCTAATACTATCACTACTATGGTAGATAATATCCCCATAATTAAATCAGTAACTAATCCTGAAGTAGTAACTAATGGACGGAATATGGAGTCTGATGCTAGTCGAAAGGCTCGTTTTGTAAGTTATATCCGTTCTCTAAGTAAAGGAACATTAGAAGCTCTTCGCTATGCTTTATCTACAGTTCCTGAAATAACCTCTATTTCTATTGCTGAAAGCCTTCCAGGGATAGTTAAAATTTATATCTCTACTGTTACGGGTATTGTATCAGATGAAGTTATGAATAAAGCTAGAGAAGCTATTGAAAAATATAGAGCAGCAGGTATCCAAGTAGTTATAGCACCTGTTACTAGAATACCAGTAGATGTTTCTATTAGATTAGGTTTGTCTAATATGCAGAACAGCACTGCCATAAAGAACCAAGTACAAAATGGAATTATCAATTACTTAAATAATATGTTAGTAGGAGAAGATTTACTTCCTAATAATCTTATGGGATTTATATTCAGTTTAAATCAATCAGCCATTCGCAATGTAGAAGTTATCTCTCCTGCTGAACGATTAATAGTTTCCTCTTACTCCATAGTTAGACCAGGAAATGTTACTATCACTACTTACCTTGAGGGTGACTTGTGAGATCTCTACTTACTAAAAAGATATGGAGGAACTACCCTCCATTCCTACATATTCCCAATAAAAGTAGTTCTACTTGGGATGATGTTATTAACCCTGCTGAGGATGAGTTACCTGATACCCAACCTGATGAATTATATAACATAACTGAATCTCTTCGCCAAGCAATAGAAGAAGCTGGAATAGATGTAGAGACAGGTAAAAAAATGATGTATCTAACCTCAGCAGAAGGAGAATGGGTAGATTACTGGGGAAGCTACTTTGGAGTAAGTAGATTAGCTAATGAAGATGATGACCATTATAAACAAAGAATTATTGGTGAGGTAATTAGACCTAAACAAACTGTAGAGGGAATTATAGATTGTATTGCTACTTATACAGGATTAGATAAAAGTCAAATAATTGTCTTTGAGCCCTTTGTTAAACTCCGTCCATTGGATTTTGGTGCTACTACTGATGCTACTTACTTAGCGGGTTGGTATTATTGGACTTGGGCAATAATTGATATCCAAATACCTATTCAAATTGATGAAGGACTAACTAGAATAATTAATGAACTTACTAAAGCTTATGGAGTTAAAGTATTCATTAATACTCAATCTAATATTTATATCACCTATCCTCAGTTTGATATTACTGAAGAAGCACATTCCTTATCTGAGATAGATTTCAATCAAATTAAAGTTAGTTATATCACTGATTTCTTTGGTTATACTGATGGGAGAATGTTGGGTAAAGATGTAACAGAAAGCTTATGGGAATATTTACTTTCCTATAGTGTGGTAGATTGGGGAGAGTATGGTTTTGGTGATGATGAGTTTGGAAATATTCCGTTTGGTGGAAGATCAATACTTTTTGAATCGATTTTATATGAAGGTTAGGAGAGAATAATGGCAGAAAAACATATTGTTCCAAATTTACGAGGAACAGCAATAGGAAAAGGTATAATTATTGCTAATACTTTCGTAGGAGTTGGAAGAACAACTCCTTGGGCAGATGAAGAAAATCCTCCTGCCCCATCTTCAACTGATACTACTTTAGAAGAATTAATTATCTATAAACGACCTAATAGACTTACTTTTGTTACTAATGATGATAATGGTGAACTTACAATATTAGGAGACAAATATCGAGCTCTTACTTTAGAGGAAGCCCGAGATATCCAATCTCGACTAGTTCTCATTCAAACTACTTTCTCTACTGCTGATTTTGGTGGACCTGTTGATTATAGGCAAATAGGAGTATTTACGTATGTTGTTCCCACAGCAGGAAATGAATCTAAAAGTATTTTACTTCCTTCAGAAATAGAAGATCCTGGACTTATCATTCATCTTACTAATCGTTCTCCATACTACTGTTATGCCAACCACGGAGAAACGATTAATCTATTGATTGCTTTTTAAGGAGGACACCCGATGGTAGATTTAACCAATGATCCTTATTTTGATACCACTAGTGCTGAGAGAGATAAAGGCTATCAACGAGTATTGGGTGTTCCAGAGAGGTATATTCAAGCTCGTGAGCTTACAGTTATTCAAGGTATGGTCCAATCTCAGCTCAAAGATATTGCTGATACTTTATATAAAAATGGTTCAGTAATTGAAGGATGTCAAATTATTTTAGATGGAACTAATGTTAAAATCACTGCTGGAAAAATATACTACAATGGTTTTATTGTATCCAGTCCTGAAACTAGCTTAGTTATTACAGGTTCAGGAGAAGAAACAATTGGGGTTAATATTACTGAAACTATAATCACTGAAGAAATCGATGGCTCTCTTAGAGGTAAAGTCCCTAGCTCTGAAGCTTATGGACAGCCAGGAGCTCACCGCTTAAAGATTGAAGCTACTGTTGTTTTAGATGATAATGCTCAGATAAAACTATATAAATTAGTTAATGGAGTTCCTCAAGTTACCACTACTCGTCCTGAGATGTCAGAGCTGTATAACATTTTAGCTCGGAGAACCTACGACGAGTCAGAAAACTATTTAGTAGATGGGTTAGACGTTTTTTCCCAACCATACGGCACTGATCAAATTGAATTAACTATTGAAGCAGGAAAATGTTATGTTCTAGGTTATGAAGTAACTAAACCTTATCCTACTAAAATAATAAGGAATAAATGTACTGCTACTAAAAGTGCTATAGATAGTTACCATACTGTTGAAGCAGGAGTAACTGACTTTCCTTTTGCTAATCAACCAGTAGCTAGTGTTACTCATGTTAAAGGTAATGTTTTAGTAGAAGAAGGAACTTTCTATCGTTCTGCTAATCCTTATGACGATTTGAATTTGCCTGATTTAGTTCAAATCCATAGAGTATATTCGTTAAATCCTGCTGTTGAATATGTATTAGGGGAAGACTATACCAAGAATGGAGATCAAATTACTTGGTTAGGAACTGGACCAAACACACCTCCAGCTGTAGGTGATGCTTACTGTGTAGACTATACTGAACGACGAACACTTACTCCCGATGCTGACTACACTGTGGTTACAATTGATGGTCTAGATTATATCAGATTAGTTAATCCAGCTATTATTCAGGATTTAGTTGAAGGAACACAGATGGAGTTTGCTTATAACTACTACTTAGCTAGAAAAGATATTATTTATATAGATAAAGAGGGAAGTGTATCTATAGCAGAAGGAACACCTAATGATATCAATCGAGTTCCAACTCCCTCAGTTCCTAATGGAGTGTTAGCTAGAGCAGAAGTTTATATGCCTCCTAATTCCACAGATGTTGAAGTAGAGAACTATCCCGTTAGAAGATTAAGTATGCCTGATTTACATAAAGTCGTAAGAAGATTAGAAAATATAGAATACAATTTAGCTGTTAAAGATTTAGATGACCCAAATCTCTACCGAGTATCTCCTACTCAACTCAAAAATATCTTTAGTGATGGGTTTGTAGGATTCTTAAGAGCCAATACTTCTCATCCTCAATGGCACGGTGGCATTGATACTACTAACAAAGTATTTGGTTGTCCTTATGAGACTATTAATTATTTAGATTTTGATGTTGAATCATCTACAGCAGTATTAAAAGGTACTAATTATTTTCTTCCATATACTGATGAAGTATATATAAGTCAACCACTAGCTTCAGGTGTGCATAACATTAATCCTTATTCAGTATATGATCGAGTAGCTATTATTAGTGTAGAACCATCATTTAAAACTTATACTGAAAGTGTAATAATCAAAGAAAGCACACAAACTATTGTTGTTACTAACACACAAAATATAACCGTAGGATCAGGAAGGAGTAGAACAGAAACTACTAGTCAAGTAACTTCCTCTTGGTTTGTAGATAAGTTACTCCGCAATGAAGAAATGGAATATATTCCTACAACTACTCTCTCCTTAAGTGGAATTAATTTTTATCCCAATCAGGATAATTTAACAGTATATTTCGACGAAGCTCCATTGCCAGCTACTCCCACAGGAGACACACCAGCAGGAACACAAACTGGAACAGTCAAATCAAAATCTGATGGAACCCTTTCTCTTACCTTTACTATTCCAGCAAATACATTTAGAACAGGAATACGTAAAATTGCTTTGGCTAATCAATACCAATCTGCAGAAGCAGCATTTACTGCTTACGGAACTAGATATCTTTACGAGAGAATCCACAAGCAACGGATAACTAAAACTATTACTAATTATATAGTAGTTCCTCCCCCTCCTCCCCCATCGTCTAGTCCTAGGATAGAGCCACTAGCTGAGACTTTTTATAATACTGAACCATCCTATATTACTAAACTAGATATCTACTTTAAATCTAAAGATTCAGGAAACATTCCTGCTCTAGTCCAGATTAGGGATGTAGACAATGGGTATCCTGGAGAACAGATATTAGCCCAAAAACTTGTTTACCCCTCTCAGATTACTCTCTCTGAAGATGGTAGTGCGGTTACTACCGTAACTTTTGATACGCCTGTATTCCTAGAAGCAGATAAAGATTACTGTTTCGTTATCGGCTCAGATAGTGATGCTTATGAAATATTCATTGCTGATATGGGACAAACAGACCTATTAACAGGAGCTCCTATTAACCGCCAACCTTATTTTCACGGAACTATGTTTTCGTCTGCTAATGGTGTAGCCTGGACCGCACACCAAATGACAGATATAAAATTCAAACTCTATCGAGCAAAGTTTTCTACCTCTCCAGCTACATTGACTACTAATACTGAAAATGGTAATTATACCCAATTTATCACGGGTATTGAGTGTATTATACCTGAGGGAACAAACATTGCTTGGTCTTACTCGCCAGATAATGGAACTACTTGGATTCCATTCAGTAGTATAGATTTAGTATCAGTTCCTACTAGAGAATCGAGTATTAAACTTCGAGCCGTATTTACTACTACTAATCCCTACCTATCACCGATATTATCTAAATACATACAGGGAATAATTTTTGATCAGGACGATGAGGCAGTATATATCTCCAAGCTTATAAGTGTTCCTGAAACTTTTAATACTTTAAAATGCTACCTTGATGTATATACCCCAATGTCTAGTGGACAATCAGCTGCCTTAAAATATAGCATTGATGGGGGATCAAGCTGGGTTACTCTTACTCCTACTTCAGTAACTCCTAAAGTCTATGGTTGGAAAACTAATTATTATGAAGAAACTATTTCCCCTGCCGCCAACTCCATACTTTTCCGTATTGACCTCACTACTACTAACCGAGTGCAGCAGCCACTAGCCACTAACTTAGTTGGCATTATGCTAACTGTTTAAGGAGAATAACTAATGGCTAATACCTATACAATTCATTTCAACCTTCCTAAACCAGCTAAAGGAGATTTAGACTGGGATGATGA